TTTTCCTTCACAGTTTGCTATCTACGAACTGTCCAAGTTTCTTGGAGTGATCTCGTTGTTCAAGGATCCTGAGTTAGATTTTGGTACTAACCAGATGACTATCATCTCAGGATCCCAATCATTGAATTATACATATGCCGACCCTTCAATGATTGTTACTCCTCCCGAAAAGGATATTAACTTTCCTGCTGCAGATATAGAATTTAATATCTCACAGGAAGAACTACAGAAGGTTGTTCGTGCAACTGGAGTGCTCCAACTTCCAGACATTGCAGTGATTGGTGATGGTTCGTATGTCAAGGTGACCGCAACCAACTCTAAGAATCCAACCACAGATGTGTTCAGCATCAAGGTTGACGATACAGATAAGACATTCAATATGATCTTCAAGGCAGAGAATATTATTAAGTTGATTTCTGCTAATTATAATGTTAAGGTATCCTCTAAGGGCTTAGCATTGTTTACAGCAGATAGCGTTCGCTACTACGTTGCTACAGAAGCTAATAGTTCTTTTAACAACTAAGGTGAACAGATGCAAGATGAGTTTTCTCTGGGTTGAGAAGTATCGACCAAAGAATATAAGCGATTGTGTTCTTCCTGCTGAACTAAAAGCAACATTTCAGCAGTTCATAGATAATCAAAAGATTCCTAATCTTCTTCTAACAGGCGGAGCCGGCGTAGGTAAAACTACGGTGGCTCGCGCCATGTTGGAGCAGATAGGAGCAGACTATATTGTAATTAACGGGAGTATGAATGGCAACATCGACACACTTAGGAATGAAATACTACAGTTTGCTTCCTCGGTATCTTTTACGGGAGGCAGAAAGTACGTCATCCTTGACGAGGCCGACTACCTTAATGCAAATTCTACACAGCCAGCTCTACGCAATTTCATGGAGGAATTCTCAAGGAACTGCGGCTTCATACTCACCTGTAACTTTAAGCAGCGGATCATTGAACCCCTACACTCGAGATGTTCGGTCGTAGACTTTAAGATTGCAAAGAGTGATGTGCCTAGATTGGCTTCGCAGTTCTTTAAGCGAACAGTTAGCATTCTTGATCAGGAAGGTATCAAGTACGATAAGACAACTGTAGCAGAGTTTATTACTAAGCACGTGCCTGATTGGCGTAGAGTGCTCAATGAGCTACAGAGATATTCTGCTACTGGTGCAATCGATACTGGTATCTTCGTCAACCTTTCTGATGATAACTTTAAGCAGCTGGTAGAGTTGCTCAAGGTAAGAAACTTCAAGCAGATGAGGGTTTGGGTTGCAGAGAATGCTGACGTTGAGTCTACAGGGCTGTTCCGTAAGTTCTATGATACTGCATATGCTCACATTGAACCTAACTCAATACCGGAGCTAGTATTATTGATTAGCAAGTATCAATATCAGGCTGCATTTGTTACCGATCATGAGATCAATATTGCTGCATTCCTAACGGATGTGATGACTCACATTGAATTTCTATGAAACCATTTGATTTTGTCAATGCAATTAATATGTCAAAGAAGGATCTGATCAGAACATCAGATTCTCCTCTATTTGCTGAAAAGACCTATATCCCCTTTCTAACCAACAGGGCATTGTCATACTTCCAAGATACGATCAAGCATGCAAACCTTGCAAACATGCTTTATAACGTCGATAATATACTCCAAAATGATTATTACCTAAATAGTATACGAGTTTCTAAAAGGTTTTCTAAGTGGTCTAAGCACGTAGAGGATGACAAGATAGTATGTATACAAGAGTATTATAATGTAAGTTATGCAAGAGCCTTGGAGTATTCCAAGATTTTAACAACAGAGCATATTAACCTTATAAGAACAAGAATAACAAAAGGTGGTAATCATGTTCAATCTGAATCAGTTAGTGGAGGTGACGCTAAAGAATCCTGAGGATTTCTTAAAGGTCAAAGAAACTCTTTCCAGGATAGGTCTGGCTTCAAAAAAAGAAAACACACTTTATCAATCGTGTCATATCTTACACAAGCAAGGCAAATATTACATCGTGCATTTTAAAGAGCTATTCCTTCTTGATGGTAAGAATGCTGACTTATCTGATGGCGATCTAGCAAGACGTAACAGGATCATAAACCTATTAGACGAGTGGGAATTAGTAGAACAAGTCGATCTTAATAAGACAGAAACACCAGAAGCTCCTCTTAAC